GTCTTCTGCGATCACATCGGTCGTCGTCTTGCGGTGGTCGAAGAATCCACCGATGCCGACGTCTTTCACGGATTCGCCAAGGGCCTTGCGGGCCGCGAGGCGCTGCGTCTCGATCAGTGCCTGCTGAAACTTCAGCTGTTCGATGGTCGCGGCGCGGGTGGCGCCACTGGCGGCGTTGAACTGCTCGTACAGCCCTTCCATGTCGAAGCTGCGCACCCCACGGCCGACTTGGCTGATCGCGTGGTCGACGCCGGACATGGCGTCCTTGAGCGACGCTGCGCCGCCGGCAGCATCGCCGAACAACTTCACGAGGTTGGGAAGCAGCGCGGCGACCACCCCCATTGCAGCGCCGGCCGCGCCGAAGCCGGCCAGCAACTGCGGCAGTTGCATCGACAGCGCGGTGGTTGCGGCCACTCCGCCGTTGGTCTGGACGATGAAGTCCTGCAGCTGGTACGAGAGGTTCTGCATGCCGCCGCGCATGTTTCCGCTGCTGCCTGTCACGCGCTGCTGCGCCGACTCCAGCTGGCGCAGGTTGGCCAGCAGCGGTTCGAACTTTGCGCGGTCGAGGCCTTGCGCGTCGATCTTGATCTCGACCTTTTGCGAGGCGGTCTTGCCCAGGCTTTCGAGCTGCGCGGTGGCGCGCTTGATGGATGCGACGATCTTGCCTTCGGCGCGAGTGAATCCGTCGGCGCTCTGCTGCGCGGCGCTGCCGATGCTGTCGACGGCGTCGCTGGCCTTGGCCGATGAGCTCGCGACCTGCTGCGACATCTGGCCGGCCTTTTGCCCGACGCGATCGAAGGCGCGTTCGGCGCCCTCGCTCGACATCTCTACTACGCCTTGCAGCTTCAGATCGCTCACGGTTTCGGGTCCTCAGTCTTTGCTGCGCATGGCGGCGAGTGCGGCGGTTTCCATGGTGCGCACGTCGTCGAATGTTCGCTGCCACTCGTCATCGCTCGGGCAGCGCCGGTCGAGCAGCGGGTACAGGGCTTCGTAGCGCAGCCCGGTGGGGCCGCCCATGCCGGCGGCCCATTGGGTGCCGAGTTGCGCAAACAGGGCGAAGGTGGGCCAGTTTTCAGGCCACACCTCGACGGATTGGTCTGTGGCGGCGATCACGCCGCGCAGGAAGGGGTTGGCCGCGTCCGCCTGGTTGTCGGGCGCATACAGGGCGGCAGCGGCCTCTCTCAGTTTCCCAGGCGGCCTTCGACGATCGCGAGGCGGTAGGCTTCCATGATCTCGGTGGCGGCGCCGGGGAGTTCGTCGCAGAGCTGGGCCGCAGTGTCGCGGGTGAGCACTTCGTCGAGGTTCCAGCCGTCGAGCACGTCGAGCAGGTAGGCGGCGTTCTTGTCTTTGGTGGCGTCCATGATCTGCGCAACGGACAGGTCGGCGCCGGCGGCGCCGTTCTGGCGGGCGTCATGGGCCATGCCATCGATGAGACGACCGAACTCGGAGCGGGTGCGGTACTTGAAGGTGCATTCGATGGAGCCTTCGCCGCCTTCGATGAGGCCGAACTTGACGATGCGCTTGAAGTTCTTCGGGCGGTTGCCCAGCTTGATGCTTGCCATGGTGGTGTCCTGGTGGATGGGGGAGCGCCCTGCCCGCTCCGGCGGGCAGGTGTGGCGGAAATCAGGAGTCGTAGCTGATCGAACGGCCGAGGATGGTCATCGCCGCGTTGACGGTGTTGGTCTGGTTGTTGTTGAGGCCCGGCATTTCGGAGACGCTGAGGTAGCCGTAGCCGTACGTGACGGCGCCGCCGCTGATGACCTGCTTGAATGCGACCTTGCCGAGCGAGCGGCTGATGCCGAGCATTTCCTTGTAGGTGGCGTTGGATGCGTCGTGGCCGAGCGAGAGGGTGACGCTGGTGGCGTTGAAGCCGGTGGGGATGCGCAGTGCGTTGCGCTTGGCCAGCGGGGCGACGTCGGTGAAGCGGGGGTCGCCGCCCGAGGCGCTGATGGTGAGCACCTGCGGGATGGCCTTCCAGGTGCTGATCTTCTGCGCGGTGCCGATGCCGGAGCCAGCGGGGTAGAAGTTGTTGTTGGAGGCGTCGAGCCCGAGAATCCGGAAGCTGTTGACGTCGACGACCTCGACTTTGAAGACGGTGTCGGTGGCGTCTTCCCAGCCGGAGTTGAAGAGGATCTCGTCGCCGGTGGCAAAGCCGTGTGCCGTGCAGGTGGCCACGGCCGGGTCGGTGTTGGTGACGGCGGTGATGGTCTTTGCGGCCGCAAAGGTCTTGCTGTACTGCTGGGACGAGCCCTCGGGGAAGTAGTAGGCCATTTGGCGTGCTCCTGTGATTTGCCCGCAAGGGGCGGATGGGTTGCCTGGCGTGCGTCAGGCGGTGCGGGCCCTTGCGGGCAAAAAAATGCCGGGCGAGCCCGGCGGGTGGCGCAGGGGGCCCGCGCTCAGCGGGTGGCCCAGATGCTGTAGCGCTGAATCGAGCCGTAGAGGCCGGTGACGGGCTCGAAGGTGGACATCGCCTCGCCTTGCGGCCGGGCCACAAAGTGGGGCGAGGCGGCCAGGGTGTCTTCGATGCTGCGGATAAGCGTGGTCGCCTGGATGCGTGTGTGCGCCCAGGCGTTGATCTGCAGGAGGGTGTTGCGCTTGTCGGCCGCGGTGTTGTCGAGAAAGCGCGCGACTTCGCCGCCGAGGGCCTGCCAGGTGATGTAGGGGCGCGGGGTGCCGGGCGGGGCGATGTCGGGGTGAACGTTGGGACATAGGGCGCGCAAGTGGGCGTCGAGGTGCTGTTCCATGCTCATGCTTGGGTGACCTCGTCGATGTAGCGCTGGCGGATCGTCTTGAGTACCTGCGAGCGGGTTTCGGCGACGGCGCGCGCGATGAAGGAGTGCGCGGGGGCGGCGCTGGTCCCGAGCTCGACCATGGCGCCGTAGGGGGCCTTGGTGGCGTTCCAGGAGATGTGATAGACGGCGTTGTCGAGAAAGCTGTTGTCCTTGCTGAAGGCCTGGTAGATCGAGTCACGCAGGGTGCCGGGCGGGTACGGGCCGTAAACGGCATGGGTGCCGTGGAACATGTGGGGCGCATCGGAGACCGGGGCGAGTTGCTTGGCGCGGTCGTAGATGAGCTGCGCGCCGGCCTGGGCTGCAGGCCGGTTGGCGGCGCGCAGGCGCTGGAGCTCGAGCTGCAGGTCTTGCTTGAAGCGGACCGTGTTGATGCTGATCTTCAGGCCCATCAGCGCACCGTCTCGCAGACTAGGTCGATGAAGGCGCCGGCGGGGTCGGGCAGAACGGCGGTGATGTCGTAGGTGGCGCCGCCGTGCCGGACGCGCATGCCGGCGTCGATCCCCGCTAGCCAGCGGATGCGGATCGAGGCGCGCACCGTGGAGACGTCTGCACCGGCCTTGATGGCCTCGAGGCCGGCGAGCAGGCGCACGTCGGCCCAGCGGGAGGCGACCCACTCCCAGGCCTGGACGGGCTGGCCCCAGGCGTCGGTACCGGGGGCGCGGCGCTCGATGTCGATGCGCTGGGACAGCGTGCCGGCAGCGGGCGTCATGCAAACCGTTCCATCAGGCAGTGGGTGAGCTGCTCGTCGTTAGCGTCGGCAGGGGCGGTAACCTGGTAGGCACTGCAGCGGGTGCCGTCCGGCAGGGCGACCACTGCGCTGATGGTCCAATTGCCGGTTTCGGGGTCGAAGTGCTTGTCTTGGATCGTGACCATGATGTGCTCCTCAGGGCGCGGTGTAGCCTTGCGCGTTGACGTAGACCTGCGCACCGGTAGTGATGCAGGCAAAGTTGAGTGCGGCGTTTGCAGTGGTCTTGAGCGGGTTGTAGAAGGCGATTTCAACAGGCTCGGTCATGGATGCGCTGAGGTGCCCGCGCCACAGCACGGTGGCGCCGTCCTTGATCACCACCTCGGTGGCGGTGGCACTGATGTTCTTGAGGTCGATCGAGGTGATGTACCGTCGTAGTCCCGTGCCCGCAGCTGCAGCTAGGACGACGTCCGTGGTGTTGGTGATGCCTCCGGCGGCGCTGGCGTAGCTCCATTCCTGCTCCGGGATTTGCCACGGGCGCACGATCTGTGCGCCTTGGGTGGTCGTCACGAAGTCCGCGACGTCGCCGGTGGCGACGGCGGTGTAAGGTGCCGTCACGGCACGACCGGCATTAATGATCGGGGCCGTCGTGCTGCGGGCGCCATCGTGAGCGACGGGGCCGACGGCGATTGCGGTGCCGCCGGCGAGCGTGACGCCGATTCCTTGCCCGGCCGCAGCCTGGCCGCGGCCGGCGGTGATCTCTGCAGTGAGCTCGGCATAGTCCTGGACGCTGACGAACTGGACGGTGGCGGTGGTGGACGAGACCGGTGGGACGGCACTGTTGACCCAGCGCAGCCGGATTTTGTAGGTCGCATTGGGATCGGGGATCTGCTGATGCCGACGGAAGCTGTAAGTGCGAGCCAGCGTGCTGTCCATCGTCGCCGTGTGAAACCACGCTTCGTCCGCAAACGGCTCGAGCTCATAGACGCCGCCGGGCGCTGCGCTACTGGTTGTGGTCACGGCAGCCGAGATGAGCGGAGCGAGACCGCCGTTGCCGACGCGGTACTTGGCCTGCGTAGCGCTCGTGCCTTCGAATTGCCATCCGATTGTGTGCAGGCCATCCGGAAGCCCGGTTTCGGGATCGACACTGACGGCCTCGAGGTAGAAGGCCTGGTCCGCGATGCGCTGTGAGAGGGCAATATTGCTCTGCACGCGAAACGGGACCGAAAAGGTCTCCTTGGTCATGATCCAGGTTTCCGCGAGTGCGGTAATGCCGGAGCTCATGACCAGTGTGCCAGCGCTCGTGACAATGCTGCCATCGGCAGCGGCCGCGGAATCCCAGCGGGCGGTGTCGAGCGATGCTGCGGCAAACGAGTCGCGAAACTTCTTCTGTACGGATTTGACCTTGAGCATGTCGTCTTGCAGGTCGTACCCGGCGATGATGTCGGCGTGCGTTCCGTCCGGCATGCCTTTGAGACGCTTCTGAATGCCGTTCAGCACGGTATAGATGATGTCGGGGAGTGGCATTGCGGGGTCCTTGGGTCAGGCGTTCCAGATTCGGTAGCGGTCGAGCAATCCGTCGACGTAGGGCATGGCAGCGGCGTATTCGCCAGGGCCGGCGGACTCGCGATTGCGGTACCAGTGGCCCACCTGCAGGAGGATCCATTGCTTGATCGACGACGGGCAGGCTAGGCCATAGCCGGCGGTGTATCGCACGGTGACCGCGTCCGCGCGGGCTGCGGTGGCAGGCCAGGGCTGTCCGTCGGGATGGATGACGCGGGCGGGTTCGCTGTGCGCATCGATTCGGTAGGCGGTGGCATGTAGCGTCTGTGGCGCGCCTTCCGCATCGATGTACTCGATCGTCTGCAACACCAGCAGCGGCGGCCAGGGCAGCAGGATGTCACCCGCCGGAAAGCCGTCGCGCTGGTGCCGCCATGTGCATCGGGCGATGCTGCGCCCGGTGTGTTGCTCCGCCAGATCGGTGGCTGCGGCGATGAGGGCGACAATCAGGCCGTCCTCGTCCATGTGCTCGACCCGCAAATGAGCCTTGGCGGTCGCGAGATCGACGGCTTGTTCATCGATGGTGTCGCGGCGGGTGTTCATGTCGGCGGAGCGTCAGTCTTGCGTGGCTTCGGCGACGGCCGCGGGGTCGAATTGCCCTTCGCGGGTCAGTTGCTGGGCCGCCGCCGCGGGAATTTCGCCGAAATCGCCGCAGCGCAGGCCGTGCAGCGGCAGATCGATCAGGGCGCGCCCGTGCACCAGATCCTCTCCTGCGCCGGCGGCATTTCCCGCGGGCGGGTCGCCGGCTTGCTCGGAGGTTGTCGGTGCGGGCGTCTGCGCGTCGGTCTGGTCGGCAGCTGCGGGGCGCGAGTTCTTGGTCATGTCGAATTCCTCGGGACGATAGGGATTGGGGCCGGCCAGGCCGCCCCCATTTCAGGCATCAGGTGGCGGAGTTGGCGTAGTACTTCACGGCACCGCCGACATCGGTGTAGTTGCCGCCGGCGCGAGCCCACAAGTTGAAGCCCACCTGCCCTTTCTTGGCATAGGCGGAGTCGGTGTAGCGCTGGAACTCGGTGGCCGTCAGGACGTCGCGGATGATGTAGGGCGTGAAGTCACCGAACAGGATCGACTTGGCGTTGGCCGCCATGACCGGCATGTGGTTGTTGATGGAGACGGGGTAGCCGAGGATGGTGTCGGGCGCCTTGCCGCCGAGCCCGTCGTAGCCGGGAATGAAGATGGGCCGGCCGGTGGTGTCCTTGAGCTTCTTGACGACCTTGAAGGAGCTGTCGTGCATCATCCAGCGGCAGCGGCCGAGCTCGCGGTAGCCGTAGTCGACGGCGTGCTCGAGGTCGATGAGATCGTCGACGGTGACCGTGAGGGTCTGCCCGGTGGGGCCGACCTTGCCGGCGGTGGCGGCCGTGACGATGCCCTTGGGCTGACCGGTGCCGGTGCCGATGGTGAAGTGCTTGTTGGTGATGCGCCCGACGCGGGTGGTGCAGCGGGTGTTGACGAAGGCCTCGATGTCGATCACCGCGTCCTGCAGCAGCTCGATCGGCACGGTAACGACCTTGGACGAGTACTTGTAGACGGGAATCGGCGTGGTGCCGAAGGTGATGTCGGCATCGTTCGCCGACGCGTTCTGCGCGATGATCTCGCCCTCTTCCGCTGTGCCATCGCTGTTGGGGAAGTTGATTTCCTGGCCGTTGCTGGTCTGCAGGACGGTGGCCACGGCACGCATGCCACCGAAGGACTTGAGGGCGTCCGCCACGGCCTGCGCGATCTCGGAGGCGACGATGTAGCCGCCCTCGCTGGGCGTGCTGGTGCTCATGGTGTTGCGGATGACGGCCCAGTCTTCGGCGGAGAGGGCGCGGTCGCCCTGGCGCATCCAGGTGGCGAAGAGCTGGCGGGCGCGGGTGGCTTGGGCCGGGGTGGCGCCGTTGGCGCGGGCGCGGTGGGCGGCGGCATCGCCGAGGGCGTTGGCCTGGTCGTCTTCGACCAGCAGGTTCATGGTGCGCTCGATGCGGTCGACCTGGTTCTTGAGGTCGTCGATCTCGGCGAGGCCGGCGTCGTACTGCGCTTGCTGCTCGGCGCCCCAGGTGGTGTTCTTGTCCTCGACCAGGGCCTTGATTTCGCGGGCGCGGGCGGCGATTTGCTCCCGCAGGGCTTGGATGCTTTGTGCCATTTCGGATTCTCCAGAGTGATGGCGTAAAAAAACCGCCTGGCGGCGGCTCGATGCGACGGCGCGGGAGCGCGTCAGAGCTGGCTGACCTCGAGGCGGCGCAGGGCCGCAGCGCGGTCGAAGATGGGCTGTGTGGGCGGGTGGCTGTGGGCGGCGGGCGTGGCGAGCCGGGCCGCGGGGGCGCGGATTGCGGGGGCGCGGGCGTAGGCGCTGAGGTCCCAGTGACTGGCGTTGTCGGCGGGGGGCGCTGCGGCTGCTTCAGGGGCGCCGGCAATCGCCGTGGCGAATCCGTTGGCCAGCGCTTCTTCGGCGTTGAACCAGGTTTCGGCGGCAATCCAGTCGCGGAGCTGCTCGGGGGTTTGTCCGGTGCGAGCGGCGTAGGTGGCGATCAACGTTTCATCGATCTTGCCGAGCAGGTCGGCGACCTTGCGCATGTCGTGTTCGTTGCCCCAGGCGAGCGTCCAGGCCTTGTGCACCATGAACATGCCGCCCGGTGAGATGAGCCGCTCTTCGGCGGCCAGAGCGACGTACGAGGCGGCGCTGGCGGCAAAGCCGTCGATGTGAGCTACCACGCGGCCGGGGTGCTCGGAGATGAGTTGCTCCATGGCGCGGCCGGCGAAGACGTCGCCACCGGGAGAGTCGATGCGCAGATGCACGAGCGACTTGTCGCGGTGGTCGGCCAGGGCTTTGCCGAGCGTGAGTGCGGAGACGCCGCCCCAGTAGTCGTCGCGCACGATGACGTCGTAGAGCCAGATGGTGGCTTCTCCGTCGCCGGTGGATTCGGCGCGGAACTGGCCGGCGCCGCGGTTTGCGGCAAGGAGCGCCAGGAGTCCGTTACGCATCTTGAGTTTCCTCGGTCTTGGTGTCGGGGCTGGGTGCGGTGGCTTTGGCGCCGGCGCGCTGGACGGTGTCGGCCCAGGTTTCGTCCAGCGGCGGCATGTTGTGCAGGCGACGGACCTGATTGACGGTCATCCAGCCTTGCGAGCCCGGGCCGCCGAGGGCCTTGGCGAGGTATTCGCCGCGGGTCTTGCTGTCGCCTTGCAGCAGGGCGTCGACGTTGTGCTCGCCAAAGCGGCGGCGCGTGGGCCAGCATTTGCGGTTGATCTCTTGCCGGATGGCATCGAGGTGCCCGGTGAGGGTGTACCGGATGAAGCCGATCGACATCTGCTCGATGCCGGTTCCCCAGCTGGTGGCGGCGTCGGTCTTGCCGATCATGTGCGGCGGGACGCCCATGATGCGGGCGATGTCCTCGACGCTTTGCTTGCGGGTTTCGAGCAGCTGCGCATCTTGGGCGTTCAGGGTGATGGCCTTGAGATCCATGCCGCCGACGAGCACAGGGGGGATGCCGGTCTCGTTGTAGTGCTTGCGCTGCTCGCCCCATGTCTCGCGAATGAGCGCGCGCTGTTCGGGGTTGATCTTGAGTTCCTTGGGCACGACGATCGCGTGATCGGGCCGGGCGCCGCCCCGGAAGAAAGTGGCGGCATGGGTGTCGGCGGCCAGGGCGAGGTCTGCCGTGCTGCCCAGGGCTGCCTGGATCGGAGTGAGCGAGCGCAGGCCGTTGAAGCCGATGCCGGGGAAGTGCAGCACGTCATCCTGGTCGAGCTCGCGGCGCTCGATCCGGCCGTCGCCCAAGGCGGCATGGATGATGTAGCGATTGCGTCCGTCGACCCGGTTGACGCGCACTGCCTTGGGGTGGTGCGGTTCAAATCCGATGATGCGGGGTGAATATTTGCTGGCGCGCTGGATCTGCCAGTAGCCGTCCCCCTCGAGAAGGATGGATTGCGCGACGTACAGCCAGGCGCTGGCGGCCGTCCAGGCGGCATGGGGCGATTCGTTGAACATCCACCACAGATCGTCATCGATGCGGTTGCGGCCATCGGCGACGCGCTCGTAGATGTGGAAGGGCAGTGCGCCGATGGCCCGGCCGATGAGTCCGACGGAGGCGTAGACGGCGCCGACCCGCATGGCTTGGGCTTCGCTGACCGCGCCGGACATGCCCTCGGTGAGCCAGCTGTAGAGCGTGCTGCCGCGGGTGCCGCTGCTCGTCGGGTACGTCTCGCCCGAGGCCTGCGGCGCGGGGCGGCTGCGCCGATCGTGCTCGAGGAGCAGCTCGGCCCGGAGTCGGAGCGCAGAGGTCATAGCAGCAGGATTCCAGGTTCTTGCTCTTCAGGTTCCACGCCCACCGCCCGGCTCAGTGCCATCACCGTGGCGACGATCGGGTCGATGCGGCCGTTCTTCTTGCTGCGCTTCTTGTCGGGGCGGAAGTTCCCGTTCGTGTCGTACAGCAGCGCCACGTTGCCAGCGCACCAGCGCAGCACCGGGTTGCCGCCGTGGCGCAGGCGCTTCGAATACACCAGCTCCTCGAGCTTCTTCGCGCCCGGGTACATGCCGCCGGTGTTCTGCGGGATCTCGACGAGCGGAACGTCCTCGGCGAGCAGCTCGTTGCTGAGCTGCTGCGCGTTCCACACGTCGAAGCCGATCGACTCGACCTCGAAGGTCTGGCAGGCCTCGAGCACCGTCTCGCGCACCGGGCCGTAGTCGGTCACGTCGCCCTCGGTCGCGGTCAGCCATCCTTCGGCGGCCCAGCGCTTGTACGGCGCCGCGTCGTCGGCTTCGGCCTCGAGCTTCGCGGACGGGCACCACACCCACACCAGCACCTGCCAATCCATCTCACCGTCGATCGGCGGGAAGACCAGCACGAATGCCGTCAGGTCGAGCACGCTCGCGAGGTCGAGCCCGCCGTAGCATTTCCTCCCGGCCAGTGCAGACGCGTGCACAGCGCGCTTGCCCTTGTCCCACACCGCCAGGTCGATCCAGCCCTCGGCGTCGTTGCACCAGAGGTTCAGATCCTTGGTCTTGAAGTTCGCCAGTGCGCTGGGCAGCGCCTTGGCCTTGCGCGCCATGTCGCGCATGTACGCGAGCGTCTTGGAGCGACCGAGGCCGGGGTTCGCCTTGATCCAGTTGCGCTCGTCGAAGACGTCGTCGCCGTCATCGAGCGTGTAGATGTAGCCGAAGAAACTGTCGTCCTGTCGTTGCCCCTTGAGCACCGACACCAGGTAGGTGCGAATCTCGGTGCAGATCCCGTCGAGGATGAAGCCCGCCGTCGTGATCGCCGACAGCAGCGGCTGCATTCGCGCGCCGAAGCCGGACTCCAGCACGTCCCACTGCTCGCGCGACTTCTGCGCGTGCAACTCGTCGTACAGCACCGCGCTCGGGTTGTAGCCGTCCTGAGCGTCGGCGTTCGAGGCGAGCGGGCGGAACAGCGACGAGCCGAGCTCGAGGCGCTCCTGGTTCAAGCCCTCGAAGACGCGGATCGAGTCGCGCAGCTTCGACGACTGCCGGCGCCAGCGCTTCACGTTCTCGAATGCCGGCTTGAACACCGTCATCGCCTGTTCGCGGGTCGTCGCGACAGCGTACACCTCGGCGCCGGGCTCGCCGTCCATCATCCACAGGTACGCGCCCTGCGGCCCCTTCCAGGTGCTCTTGCCGTTCTTCCGGGCGACCTCCTCGTAGCCGCGCGTGAAACGGCGCAGCCAGGCATCGCCGTCCAGGCGGCGCCAGCCGTACAGCACCGCCGTCCAGAACTTTTGCCACGGATCGAGCCGGATCGGCTCGCCGGCGAGCGCCCCCTTGATGTGGTGGAACCACTTCTCGATGTACTCGATCACGTGCCACGCGTGCTCGGAGCTGAACCGCAGGCCTCGCGCAGCGGCGGTTTGCAGATCGCGGTAATGCCGCTCGACCGCGAGCATCACCAGTTCGCCGACCACGAGCTCGCCGCGCAGCACCGGCACGCCGTAGCTGCGGTCCCACTCCTGCCAATCCGCCTCCGGCGGGATCAGCTTCAGGCGACGCGCGGGCGGCTTCTTGCGTGATCGAGCAGCTCTTCGAACAGGTCGTCCTGTTTCGACTCGCCGATCTTGCTCTCCTTGAGCCGGGCCTCGATCTGGGACATCACCGTCAAACATGCTTCGGGCAACTCCCGCTTGATCTCGTCCCGGGCCTTCCGCTCGTTGTAGCTGTGCGGCAGCTCATAGGCGTTGCCGTCCTTGCTCTCGCCGTAGCGGCCGAGCTCGATGCAGCGCTTCATGTCTTCGGACCACGCGACGAAGGTCTGCACCAGCATCACGATCTGGATGCCGGCGGCCCGGATCGACCGGCCGTCCTCGATGAGCGCCTCGCAGATCCAGTAGTAGAGGCGGCGCCCCTGGGTAGTGAGGTGCGAGCCGGGCGGCGGCGCCGGGATCGGCTTGCCTCCAACCGTCGCGTTCTTCAGATCGTCGCCACCCCCATCCAGGGCCACGACGTTGGGCTTCTCGCCTTCCATAGCGGCTCCAAGCGGGTGATCGGTTCAAAAAAGTCCACCGGACGTCGGATCGGGGCTCACAGGGAGCATCTC